CAGCCCGAGCACCGCTTGGGTCTGGGCCATGCGCTGCGTTTCAGAGAAGATGTGCGGATCCGACACCGGGATTACGTCAGTCACGCGAGCGAAGTCCTCGCGCTTGACATCAAGATCCTCCACCACTTCACCGCGGCGCATATCGTCCAGATACCAGCGGTTGATACGCGACAAGATCCGCAGCACACGCTTTTGAGACTCATGCAGGCGCGCGTGAATCGACGAGAATACCGCTGCGCCTTGTTCAATCAGAGCTTGCGTCGTGCCTACCGGCGTTTGCGCTGAAACGTCAGCAATCTTTTCTTCCGCGGTCGTCACGACGCCCTTGGCGGCGTTGGTCAGCCAGCCGAGCAACTCCATCAGCACCGGGCTCGGTGGGTTGAAAGGCATCGGCATTGCCAGTTTGCGCACGTCATCCACCCCAGGTGCGCCCTCGATCTCAGCCACCTGGGTGACCTCAACAACCTGAGACTGCCCCGAGATCTTGGCGCCCTTGAGCTTGAGCAAGGTTGCCGCGTTGTTGATATGCGCCGAGTCCAGCAACGCCCGCAGCGCACCCGTGAGCGCAGCCGACAGCCCTCCGATCAGGTGCGGCAGGCCTACGGCATACGCCCCACGCCAGGGGATAAATTTAAACTCAACGATCCAGTCGAGTTTGGTCATGGTGTCGTCGCCCTCTTCCCAGTTACGGTAAAGGCCGACCACCTCGCTCTCGATGTCGTCGATCATCAGCACATAAGGCGCCAATTCACCCTTGCTATAGGGGTCGTCTTCGATCTCAAGCCATGTATAGATATGATAAACGCGACGGATGCCGTCTTCGTTGTCGTTGGGCGACTTGCCCTCGATACGATCGGTGGCTTTCTGTGATGCAGTGGGGTCCGGCTCAAGCGAGGCGCGGATAAACGCCGTATCCCGATACAACCCCGCGTTGATGCGCTGGCGATACTCGTACTCGGAAATGTCGTCCATCTCCGTCACGCGCTGCGCGGTGTAAAAGTTTGCACTTGAGAACGGCAGCAGCACGTTATCAATCGGCAAAAACTGCGCACAGGGCCGCTTTTGGCGCTCGTCGTACCAGAGCTTGAGGAATTGCGAACCACCCAGAGGAAGTTGGGTGAGCATCTGCTCCTGCTCATCCCGGAACTCTTCGATCTGCTCCGAGAGCTGCCAGTTCATGTAGTCCCGTTTGCGCTCAGCGATCGCGGTTTTTTCTTCCGTCACGTCACCCAGGATCTTGGTTTTCGTTGGGCCATCAGGCGGGAACATCTCCTTGATCGCCCGAGCCGCAAAATCCACGCACGCCTCAGCCATCACCGGGTGCACAACCTTTGAGGCTCCCTGAAACTGCGCGCCACCAGGGGCGTCGTTACCCAGTCCGGTACGCCGGATGCCCTCTTCGTACTGCTTATCGCGCTGCTTGCGGGCTTCCTTGTCCTTTTCGACGTACTCGATGTACCGCAGGGCTAGCCCACTCAAAAAGTACGAATCGACACGCCCCTCATCCGCGAGGTTATCGTAGAAATCGCTGTCATCCAGCGGGCCTTTGGTGTCCAGTTGCACCACCACGGACCCGTCAGGCAACTCCTCAAGCTCGGCCTCATCCAGCACGATCGGCTCTTCTTGTGGCTGTTCGTCAGTTTGGCCCTCAACAAATCGCCCAAACTCCGAGTCAACAGGAAACTCATTTGCCATCTTTAGCGCCTTTCTTCTTCGGCTTTTCTTCAATCTGCGACAGGCCCAGCGCACCCAACGCACCAAGCCCGCCAAGGTAAGGCAGGATTCTCGGGTCAGCGTAGCCTAACAGGTCGTTTTCGTTCATGCGGGCGGGGTCGAATGCGGCAAAGCGGGAACGGACTTGCGATGGATTAAACAGCGCCATCGTGGAGTAATCGCCACCAAGACTTTCCCGTAGCTTCATTGCATCAAATCCCTTTTTGGTCAAATAATTGACCATTTCAGGGTTTTCATACATCAAATAACTGCCTGTTTTGTAGGCTTCAATTTCTCGCGGGTCTGAAATGCCCTTCTGTGCGAAATAATCGGCCAACTCATCAAAGTTTTGCTCAGGATGAAAGGTGCGCTGACTGCGCGCCATCATCGGATAAACCGCATTGTGAATTGCGTGCGTTGGCAGACCAATTTCTCTCGCGTGTTTCTGTTTTGCTGCGGCGGACATTTCATCGTAGGCTCGCTTAAACTCATCGCCGTTGAGTTTATCTAGCGTTTCAAAATCAAACGACGATCGCCGTAGGTTCTTCGCCTGCGACTCAATAGCTTCCATCTCCTTCTCTTCACCCAACCGCGATTGCAATTTCCCTTTTCCGACCCATTGATTTGCAAATTCGGGCGAATCCGTAACAAACGATAAATTGTCGTCATACCCTGGCTTGAACCCGCCTTGAATATCTTGTTTGGATGCGTGATAGAAGTCCTCCATCCCCATCGCACGCGCTCTATCCATCGCCGTGTTTTCTTCCGGCAGGCCAAGCATTTCCATCGCGTTACGACGGGCAATATCGCCACGAATCGCACCCGTTCCAGTTTCCCGCGGCAAACCCTTGGCTTCGTTCTGCGCGCGGATCTCAGCAAGTTTTGCCTCAAGGTCAGCCTTGGGGGCGCTACGAAACTCCGGCGCATTCATCCCCAAGCGGGCGTAATCAACTTCGGCAGGCTTGCCGCCCCACTCTCCAGGTGCCCAGGGCTTTGCGCCCGTAGGCTTCTCGTTCACCTCAAGGATGCGGGGCAGGTCTTCCGAGAACAGCACAAAGTTTCGCGTGCCTTCGCCAGTACCGCGGGATCCTTGATCTAGGTACTTGATGCCGGGGATGGCGTATTCTCGCAACGTGTTGCTGATTGCTGCAGCCTTTTCCGGGCTTCTTCCCGATCCCATTTCCTGCAGCAATTCGCCGCCAGTGCCTTGAGGATCAAACCCAATTCTTTCCATCAAATCTTTGAATTTAAACTCGCCCCCATGAGGCCCGACATTTTCAAATAAATGCTTTTGCTCCTTCAGCGGCTTATCCCAATCCAGCATGCGCGCGACGGCTTCGTCGGGGATGTCGACTTTGTAGAGGGAGCCGGGGATATTTTTGTAGGTTTTATTTTCGATTGACTGGATAACCCTTTCAATCAGTTCTCTAGATTCTCCTCCCCACGCGGTTTCTCCCGGTGGTGGCAAAATTTGCGCCAAATGATGCAACGCTTTTTCTTCCCCGCCCATCATCCCAACAACATCGGCGGCGTATCTGTCTGGAGAAGAAAGGTAATTTGATCCGCCCGCCGCTATATACGATTTAGCTACCTCCGGCGCCTCCGCAAAGTACAGCCCATGCCCATAAGCCTGCGCGCCCTCGCCCGTGCCGATTTTGGAGAGGTCGAACCTCCCCGCGGGATATTCGGCAATGATCTTGGCGCCCTGTGGAGTCTGTGAAAGCTCGTCCATGTTTTGATAAAGACGCTTGCCATCTGGCATTTCAATCAGCCGAACCGGGGGGAACACATGCGGCGTGCCGTGATAGGCCGTTGCCGCAGCCTGGAGCGGTTGCTCTGCCGTTGGAAACTCGCGTTCTTTGACGATTTGCTGCTTGAATGGGACGTCAAAGCTCTGCTCTGGCTCAATCTTAGCCCGCTCGCTTAACGATAACGGCGCTCTCGCTTGCGTAGCGCGGGCCTCGGCTTCTCCCGCAAGTCGTTTGTAATATTCGAACGCTGCGGTCTGCTGCAAGTCACGATCCAGATTTTTTACATAATCCGGCAATGATTTTTTGTATTTGCTGTATTCCTTCTTCAGTGTCGCGTCTGACACCAGTACGCCAGAGTAAGCCTTCTTGTATTCTTCAAGGCTCATCGGCTTTAGCGCTTTTTGTCTAAGTTCATCAAGGATTTCAAACGCACGCGGATCTCTAAAAGCCATCGCCGCATTGCCACCAGGGGACCACCCTTCATAGGTTTGAATGGCGTGTTGCATCTCATGCAACGCCGTTGATCTAGGGTCGTCTTGTAACCCCTTTTTATAGATTGAGATTTCTACATTGGTGGGACTACCCGCGGTCATCATGCCCTTATAAGGCCCCGATTCTCCCTGCTTGACTATTACGTCCTTTAAATGCGGATAGGCTTTATAAAGCTCTGGATGCTCAAGCACGTATTGAGCAAAATTTCCCCGCCAGTTTGTATCAAACTCAACGCCGTGCTGCCCTTCACGCGCGATCTTGCTTTCCTTGATTTGCTGTCGTACCTGCTTTTGCGCTTCCGTCAGTTGTTTTGGAAACAAGTCTGGGTGTTCTTTGCTTTGGGCAACGCGCTTCTTTAACTCTTCTTCGCCCGCCCTCATCGCCTTGGCTTTCGCTTGCAACCCCTCAGCAGTTAAAAACTGACTTCCTAGGTCAGAAATTTCTTGCCGCCAATTTCCGTCTGCGCCCCGAAACGTTTTTGTTTCCTGCCAAATTTCGGCTTGAGACTTCCCTGCTTTTTCAAGATCTTGGGCCCGCCTTGCAGCTTGGGCATCCCAGGTCGCAGACTTCGGCCCGACAAAGATAAACCTCGGCCTCGCCGCGGCTAGCACCGCACCGAGCGGGCCCTCGCCCGTCATCATGGCGCGGTCAATCTCTTTAGCCGCCTGCTTGCCGAGTGCCTTACCGGCTGCTGCCGCAGGTTTGGCCGCTGGCGATAACGCAAGCGCACCAAGCGCACCCTCAAGCGCAGCAGTACCATACTGACCTTTGCCCGCAGCCTGGGCGGCTTTGGCAAGGTTTTGGCCGCCCTCGTAGGACCACAACGGCAGCCCCAACAAAATGCTCGCATCAATGAGGCCCATATCGTAGGTGTGCCCCGTCACCTTACGGGCAGCGGTCTTTGCACTGCGGGCGGGCATGATCTTCTCAAGCTGCGCCGCAAGTTTCTCAGCCAACAACTCACGGGCCGAGGGCTCGCGCACTGACATGCTAGGCCGGGCGATAGGCTCGCCAGTCTCAAGCGATTGCAGCGCAGGATTGCTGATGCCCAACCCATCTTTAATATAGCGAATCAACTCATCGCGATCCGGCCGCACCGCCGTGGGGATGCGCGAGGCCACCGACTCCCGCTGTTTCCGTTTCTTCGATTCCATCGGCATCCCCTAAAAATTGAAGGCAAGTTGCTTTTCCGTGATTGCAGCAATTCTAGCCTTAGCAATCTCAATATGTTATCCGGTAGCGTGCGTAGGATGGCGAGGCAGTCGCCGTGATAGATCATGCTGCCGACTCCTCAAACATAAGCTGCCCCTGGATACCCGATAGCCTTGCGCGCTGCAATTCCGCGTAATCCGCGTTCAACTCGCAGCCGAGATACCGTCTGCCATGCTGCAAAGCCACGGCAGCAGTCGTGCCGGACCCCATGAATGGATCAAGCACGATGTCGCCGGGGCGACTGCCGGCGAGGATGCAGGGCTCGATCAGCGCGGGCGGGAACGTAGCGAAGTGCGCGCCTTTGTATGGGCGGGTGGAGACGGTCCAAACGCTGCGGCGGTTGCGCTTCTCGTACACCTTTTGCTGCGCGGCAAGCAGACCTCCACGAATTTCCATGCCCGCCATGCCGCTACCCTTCTGAGGATTCTTGTTGCCAGCGGCCCGGTCAGAGTGAATTGCATCCTCTTTCATCGCATCGCTGTCGAAGTAGTACCGCTCCGACTTCGAAAGCAGGAACACGTACTCATGCGCCTTGGTGCAGCGGTCGCGCACCGACTCCGGCATGGGGTTTGGCTTGTGCCATATGATGTCCTGGCGCAGATACCAGCCGTCAGCGCGGAGGGCGAAGGCCAGCATCCAAGGGATGCCGATTAGGTCTTTGGGTTTGAGGCCGTCAGCAACTTTGCGCTGCATGCCACCACCCGGATTGCCACTGCCTAGCTTGTTCCCGCCGCGCCCGCCTATGTCCTTTCCTGCATCATCGCGCCCGGTCTTGCCTCCCGCATAACTGTCCCCAATGTTCACCCACAGAGTCCCATCATCAGCCAGCACATCACGCACGCACCGGAACACCTCGACCATCGCGGCGATGTACTGCTCGGGGGTTTGCTCAAGGCCTAGCTGGCCCTCGACGCCGTAGTCGCGCAATCCGAAATAGGGCGGGCTGGTGACGCAGGTTTGCACCTTCACACCTTCCGCCGCCCATCGGCGCATGATGTCGCGGCAGTCGCCAAATTCAATATGGTCTGATGCGACGTGATGAGTCATGGCTTGATATGGGCGATTGCGTCCATGCGCTCTATTTCCTGCGCCTCAGCCCGGTACAGATCGGCCAGCTCCTCGCGGCCGACGATGATCAGGTCGTGCAGGTGGAGGTAATGATCGATCACGCTGAATCGCTTTGTTTCCCACAGAATGCGGGGCTTGATGTGCAGGCGCAGGCGGAAACGATAGATTGTTGCCTCGTGTTCCGTTAGGTCGTACCAAGCCCAGGCGACCACAAAGCCGCCCGGCGCTCGGTATAGGTTGAGGCCCAACTTGAGGCCGCCGCCGTCTTTCGTGAGGTTGATCATGTGTTCCCCCGATCAGATCGCATAAGGGTTTTCCCGCCGTTTCTGCCCACTGTCGGCGTAATCGTCGTCGTCCCAGTCATCCCTGGGCGGCGGGTCAATCTCAAGCCATCCCGCATCCCGCAGGAACCGCAAAGCCTGGGTGCAGGCGTCCACGAGGTCATCGTTCGTCGTCTCAGGAAAGGCGCAGATCTGCGACACAAACGCCTCGGCCCAGTCCCGCACGTATCCACGCCGCGCTTGGCTTTCTGGTATCCACACCCTGCCCGCGGCGATGATGTTCGCCACGATGTTAAGTCGCTGCATCTTGTCGGCGCGGCCTGGGTTGTACCCCCGGACGGGCAGGTGGGCGCGCTGCAAGTCCTGGATCAGGCTTATGCCGGCGCTCTTATCTTCCACGAGGATAAGATCCACCCGTTTGGGGTTCTTGTCGTCGCCGAAGACGGTCTGATATTCCTCAATGACCTTAGGCCGCAGGTCTGGGTATTGCAGCCGATCCTGCCAGCAATCAACCAGCATCACGGCCATGGGCCCATCGAGCGGTTTGAACACGCCCCAGGTAATACAGGCGGTCGGATCGTTGGCGACCTTCTCGCTTGTGGCGCAGTCGTACGATTGCAGGACGTATTCGAACCTGGGGAATGGTTTGTCGGCCGGCCATAGTCGGAACATGTCCCGTTTAACGATGCCCGACTCTTCGGGGTCGATGATCTCGGCGTGGATCTCCTGCCGGCCGAGATTGGTCCCTTCGTATTGGAGGATCTGCTTCCTGAAGTTTTCCGATAGGTTATCCAGGTTGGCGTATGTTGAGGCGGTCGTAACCACGACGTCGTCACCGTCTCGGCCGAGCAGCTCCAAGATGAGATCCTTCGGCTTGGGCGTGGTCGTGATGACGGTGCGGGTGCGCTTACCTA